CCATCTTCTGTGCCATTGCTGTTTGTTCTGGCATAGAAGCATCAGGCAGGTCAACGTCGGCATACATACCTGCGGCTATGTCGCGTTGCATTTCAACTGGACTACGATAAATCACGTGAGTGTAACGATCTGCCCGTCGCAGGTCCGTTGCATAATATGAAATATAAAATTGGTCGATTGGTACAAATTCAGATACAGGGCGATTTACACCCTGATCAAAATATGTTTTCTTAAATGCTGATCCAATAAGTGGTAGATGAAAAAGCATACGTTCAAATTCGTCAAAGTATTCTGCAATCTGATCAGTAACCTGATAGTTCATGAATGCTTTGACGCGGTTAGCTTGGTCTTGTTTTTCTTCAGTAACGTCACCAACAATTTGTGACTTTACAGGACCAGCCGGTGGAAATAATTCTTGTATAGCTTTAGATTGAAACTTAACTGCTGACTCAATTAGAATGGGATGTACAGCAGTACAGGCACCTTCAAATGGTTCTGATGCTTCTTCTAGCTTTAGACCTAGCAAATCAAAGCCACGTTCAAACATACTTTCCCATTCTGAACGTGAATCTTTATCTGCCTCAAAGTTGTCAATAACTTTCGCAGCTATATCTTCCAGTTCTTCTTCATCCATATCTTCTGCAAGATTACGATAAAATTCTTCTGGTTCTTCTTTTTGCTGTACTTTTGATCGTTCATCCACAGGTGGTTTAAATTCTACTATAATACCCCCATCCTCTGGATCAAGTTCCATTACAGCTTCGTTACCATCTTCGTCAATGGTTCCGCTTGACTCTATCTCAATAGATAGTTCAGCCGTTGGAATTGGATCAAAGGGATTACGTTCAGTTGCCATTTTCTATATTGCCTTTAGTTTATAATTGTAAGGGTTACGTTCTACTACAGAACCGCCTTGTTTCTTTGACTTAAATTCTAAATTTCTAATTTTTTCAGCTACTCGTTTTGCTCTTTCTGGTGTATCTTTTTTAGCCCAATCTGAATTTAAAGCTTCATTCGCAGCTTCTTTAAATTTACCTGCTTTATAAAGTTTTAATGTTTCTGGAAATTTTGATACTGATGGTTTACCCATTTGATAAACCATTTCAGCTAAAGGAAGAACCTGATCTTCAGATAAATTAGGAAGTAATTCTTTAGCTTCTTTAATTGAATTTTTCCAACGTGTTAATCCAACAGATTCTACAATATCTTTAGGAACTGTATCTCCTACTTTTAATTTTTTCTTTCCTATATTTTTAAGAAAATTTCTATCTACAAGAATACCAGCGCCTAAAGTTGGTTTACCTTTTGTATCTGGATATACTACATAACTATCAGAATCTTTATTATATTTAGTTGGATCATTAAAATTATATTCACCAAATTCTTCAGGAACTACTTCATTACTATAATAAATCTCAGAATAATCAGGTTTTACTTTAGGAGTAGGCACTTCTTCACTAACAGAAGACACATCAGAAATAACTTTGTCCATTTCACGTGCTTCAACTTTATCTGCTGGAGTAGCTTGTTCATACCGAATCATAATAGGATTTACATTATCACTAGGCATACCACCCGGTGACAACATCGAGGCTAATCCTATAACAGATGTTAAACCTTTGTCAACCATTATATTGCCCTTGCTTGATAATTATATGGATTACGTTCTACTACAGAACCTCCATCATATCTATTAACAATTTTTGTTACTTTTGTTATTGGACTGCCTAAATGTACATCTGTACCCCGACCAAAAATTTCTATTGGTTGTTTACCTATATCAGGTTTAGTTGAAACAGGCATCTGAATAATAGTATCACCAGCTTTTTTAGGTCCATAGTCTGAAGCGTGAACAATTTTTATACCCACAACTTCGTTATCTTTAGATAAAATAGGTAATATTTGAGTAGGAGTTTCGCTTTTTGAAATACCAACTAGATCGTTGGCTGTTTTACGTGACTGTTCTGATCCATCTGTAAAAATAGTTTTTACCGATTCTGGTTGTAAACCAGACTTACCATCTTTATGCCCTGAAGCTTTATTTCTTTGTGTTTTTCCGCTAGGAAATGCTTCGTATGTTGATCCACGTCCAGTTGTAAACGTATAATCAACAGGTTCATCTATATATCTTTTCACTTGTTTTATTACTTCTTTAGTTCCTTTTTTAGCCCCACTTAAACTCCCCGGTAAAGCCATCATAGCTAAAGAAGCTAATGTATTAAGACCACCTACACCAGCACCAAGAATATCTCCCTCTTTTACAGCTTGTGTTGTTTCTCCTGAAGCTGTAACAGCATCTCTAATATCTGCACCCGGTCCAAGAATCTCACCTAGTAAAGAACCTAAACTAGTAACAGCAGGAGCAGCATGTGGACCTAAAGCATAACGAACATCTTCATTAATGCCTTTGTTAAGATAATTACGTACTTGTTCTAGTATACTTCTATCATCTTCAGGTTTATCTTTTATAGAAGACAGACCAGTAGCATCACCACCGTAGTAACTACGTAGCATACCTTCTGGACTTGCTGGATTAACAACATCTGCCATATTTCTATATTGCCTTCTTCACAAGAAATATTAATAATTTTTTTTACTATATCACTAAACTCGCCAATATGCAACCCTCTTTTGTCTACGAGGATTTTCATCGTCTTCCCAATCTTTATCTTCTGTATGTTCAATACGCCAACTCTCCTTCAAGTATAGCGCAGCCATAGTCAAAGCATCTACTTGGTCATCGTGTGGTGCATATGGAAAAGTTGTTACTTCTTCAGCTAATTCATCTGCCCATTGTTTGTAAGCTGGTAGATATATTCTTCCTGATTCAAACAAAGGAGTAATAGCATTTAGCCTAGAGGTTTTATCTTTATCTGGTGTATACTCCAGTACTGGCAGTCCTGCTCGTCTCATATCCTGAATTAGCGACTGTCCACTTGCCTTCTTTTCTACCAAGCATACATCTGGCCTGTGTGTCTTAAATTGCTCTTGTGCAATCCTTCGTAGGTCTGGATATTCATATCTACCTCTCTTACTACCTAGCAGTACCATATTAGCTACGACCTGCTCCGTTCCAGAATCTTCATCATCATACATTGAGTGAAATATACCCCATGTCTGTATGACGCTAAAGTCTGCTGTATTGCTTGTAGAAAAGGCTGTATCGTATGTCTGAAGAATAAATTCACATGATGGTGGTTCGTCATACTCCCACCACTCAATCCAATCCTTCTTGACAATACCACCTTCATCAGGTGTTGGATTCTGCATGTAGAGACTGTCCCAATACTTGGAACCATTGGTGGCACGTATCTCCATCTCATCCAGCCGTAGCACATCGTCACTCTTCCACTCAGGGAAGTAAGACGTACCTATAGGTAGACCTAGCAGATCAGAAGCATCTTCATCTACCCAAGCTGGAATAGACACAACATGCCACTTCTCTGAAGGTTTGAGATGCCAATCCATCTTTTCTTCCTGTTTGAGTAGCCAGCCACATAGGTCGTCGTAATGGTAGCGAGTGTTAATGATAATGATTCTACCATCCGGCATTAGACGTGTACGCAGACCTGAAGGATACCATTCCTTGATGTATCTTCTACCTGCTGCACTGATGGCATCTTCTTCCGACATAGCATCGTCCAGAATAGCTATGTGTGCACCACGTCCAGCAATCTGTGAACGTACACCTGCAGCATAGTAAGAACCACCACCACTGGTCTTCCACTTACCTGCTGCACGTACATCCTGCCTTAGCAAGACTCCACTGAATACCTTCTGAAAGTCTTCCTCACTAACTAGATCACGAACGGACCTACCAAAGTCACTAGCCAATTGATCCGAGTGACTGATAGACATTATCTCGTGATTAGAATGTTTACCTATGTACCATGCAGGAAATAACTTAGAACAAATAACTGACTTAGATGAACGAGGTGGTAGAAAGACCATAAGCCTTTTGATGTTACCATCTTCTACTTGTTGTAATTTATCTGCTAATACTTCAATGTGCCTACCCATCTTAAAGTCGGAGACAAGAAGAGGAGCAAACTTCTTTATGAAAGACAAAAAGTCAACATTACATTCATTGTATACCAGTTCTTTAAGATTATTTCTGATAGACAAAAGAATGTTGAAGTTTATTTCCTTTTGTTCTTCTTTTAGTACTGTTGCCATAATGTCACACTTAATGTAATTTTACATTTATTTAATATTATTTTTTATAAATATACCACACCCCTCTTGTGAAGACAAGAAAAACATGATACCCTTATCTTTAGATTAGGCAGAAAGCTTTATATAGTTATATATAGTATATAATAAAGATATATAAAGTAATATTAAGTAAGTATATAGTAGTATATAGATAGTCTTAGATGTAGCGAAGCAGTAGCGAAGCTGTTTGATTAGCAAGCCTAGTTATTTTTTATATTTTATACCCCCCACCCCCCTAGTCATAATAAACTTAGGGGGTGTTTTTGTATATACAGTGTTGCATATTTGTCACACTATTGTATTTTATGAGCAAGCCTTTTTATTTTTGGTCTGTATATGTCAGGGGCATATATATATACAAACACAGCGTGGCATTTTTTTGGGTGGGGTTAGCTATAAAGTAAAAGCAAATCTATATAAATATTGGCAAGTATTCGTTAAATCTTGGCAAGTATTCACCAAGTATTCGCCAAGTATAGGTCTAAAGAATACTGTGCAAATCATTCTCGATTACTTTATTTTTACTTATCAGCACACCATACCCCTAGCATTTCCGCCAATACCACCCCGCCCCCTAGATGAACCGCCAGGACAACATCACCCCTGATTGATGATGCTTTATATATAAACATGATGAATGTTGTATAAATGTCACACTTTCAAAAAAATAATAAAAAATTTGGGACGGTCCCAGAAAATTATTTGACGGATGTTTTGGAATGTGAGCATATGTTTATAGGCAAAAACGCCTAACACATCAAAAAGGGAACTAGAGACATGACCAACAAGACACAGACCCGCATCGAAAACTTGAACAAGCAATTTCGCGCCTATTTCGCGGCGCAATCCGAAAACACGCGGCGCATGGTGCTGGAGTGGACGCCGGAAGCGGCAAAAATTATTGTCGCGGAAACCGGCGGAGCATGGCCCGAAAAGAGTGTAACGAAGGCCATGCTGAACAAGTCCCAAAAACTGGCAGACCTGTTCGCCATGTTATCCGACGCCGATCGATCGGAACTGGTCCGGGCGATTAAAACCGTTTACCTGAATTTCGACGCTATCGTTACGTATGGCGAGGCGAACGGATATTCCCGGATTGAAAGCATGGCAAAGGCAATACGCCGCGCCGAAAAGAAGGCACAAGAAGCGGAAACCGCCGAGCCAGAAACGGCAGACGCGGAACCGGAAACCGCCGCGGACGAAACTTTCGCGGAAAAGTCCCTAGATCATTTCGCGCAGGAGGTTCTCAAGGTTCTCCGGTCCGCAAAAAATGCCGGATTCTCCCCGGCGGAAGTAATCGGGCGGATTAAGGAAATGCAAGCTGCCCATGCAAAGGCGGACGCGCAGGGCGACATGGCCGACGCCGCATAAATCTGGGACGGTCCCAGAAACTGGGTCGGGGCAGAAATGCCTCGGCCCTTTTTTTATGCTCACTTATGACCGTGACCGTATGTACAAGGAGCGGTGCGGCGCGATGAGGCACCATATAATGTCCAAATGGACACACTTGACACCATATATGGGATTTGGTATAGTAAGGGACAGTTGATTGAATGAATGAACGACACGAGAAAAACGAAAGATGAAAGCCAAAAATCTGGGACGGTCCCAGAAAATGATTAGCGAAAGAGAAAACGAAATGGCTAGAAGACAACGACCAGACTATACCTCCCTCCCTCCCTCTGTATTGTTAGGGACAAGGACAAACTGGCAGGACGTGAAGCATCCTGTCGATCAGAACAAAAGCGACACGGTTTACACACTTCACAAGAGGACGGTGTACGTAGAGGAAAAACGTAAAGAATGGTGGGACGAATACAAACGACGTGATGACAACATACGACTGTTGCAGCAACTTGACAGCCTGTCGGATATGCTGTTAGATTGTGAACTGTAAATTAATTCACACCAAGGAAAGAAAATCTGGGACGGTCCCAGAAAATTAGAAGGATTGAAACCATGACGACAATGTTTGTCACAGATGAGAAAATCGCAGAAATCGCCGACAACCTGCAAAGTGCATTCGAGGTTGGTTCGCTTCACTCGCAGTCATCGATCAGGGAAATCGCGGCACACGCCGCCGAAGAACTGGCAGACAACGGACTGCCCACTCGCAAGTCACTCTGCTTTGTGGTCGCCAAGGTCGCGCTAATGAACTGGATAGAAATGACCATGCAAACAAAAGCGGCACAATAAGCATCCTACCGACACCTTAAAACAGGAGAATTGAACTATGTCTTATCGCGTCACCCGTAAAGAACTGGAAGAAAAAGTAAAGCTGTTAAACAATAAAGCAAAAGTAGGTGCTGGAAGTTTGGGGCTAAATTATGCCGCCTGTTATGGTGGATATTGTTTGACAGATTACCATGGTGCACACCACGTCACACCACGCATGTCTGCAAAAGAAATGGACCAGTACCTCAACGGTGCGTTGGATTGGGTTTAAAATATACACTGTATACCAGAGGAGAATTGAACTATGAATACGTACAAAATAAATGTTGCTCGAGATACCGGCAAACGCCAATTCGACGATCCGAATGAGATACTCTATCAACATTATTTTAGGATCGAACTGGACACGAGGTATACTGCATCGCAGGTTCTGGACATTGCCACGGATATTCTAGAGAGATTCCCCCGTGAAGATGGGTTTGATGTGACGATGTCTAAGTGGACAATACCAGTGGGTCATGATGTAGAAATACAAAGGGAGAATTGAACAATGCTTAACGTTAAACAAGCGACAGACATTGCTGGTACTATCGGCAACCCCAGCAAAATGCCCGGTTTAGGTAGCTATGGTTTACCTGCTGCTGATGCGTCTTTTGTGCCACACATATGCACAGAACGTGGTTGGCAAGTACCGTCCACGTTTGGTTGTCCTATTGGCAGTATTCTAGCTAACGTAAAAGGTTCTACTTGTAGCGGATGTTACGCTGACGAACGGGGTAACTACACCTATCCATCTGTACAGATTGCACAAACCAAACGTGTCGTTGGCGTACACCATCCGCAATGGGTGGATGCTATGGTTTTTCTTCTTGAACGTAAGTTTGACAAGATGTACAAAGAACAACTTACAGACCATCTAGACTTTTTCTTTTGTAACGAAGAACGTATGCCAAACGAATCTGAAATGCGCGACCTTGAACATCTAGCAAACCTCGAATGTGCATTCTTTCGTTGGCATGACAGCGGAGATGTGCTGGGATTGTGGCACCTCGACAAGATATATGACGTGGCAGAACGTACCCCCTTCCTGCGTCATTGGCTACCAACACGGGAGACTGCCCTTGTGGTGAAGAATGACAGGGACAAGCCTAGCAACCTGTTGATACGACATTCAGCACAGATGGTTGACGGTCCCTTACCGCGTCGTGTCACCCATGTGTCTGGTGTTACCACTACGGACGACTACAGTTGCCATGCACCTAAGAATGACAACGAATGCGGTTCATGCCGTAAATGCTGGGATGAGGATGTAGAAGTAGTAATCTATCGTAAACACTAAAATCTGGGACTGTCCCAGAAAATCTTAAAACAGTAAATCTATCTTATCTAGAGGAGATACAAGCTATGAACATCAACACTGACAACATTAAATACATCGGTGGACGTAACCTGTGCCGTGACGAAGAACTGGATCGTAAAATTTGGGACAACATCCCCCACGGTAAAATTACATGGATGGAAAACAATCTTATTCTTAACATGGCAAAGAGCAGGAAGGCTAAATATGGTGGACTGCTTCGAGAAAACCAGCACATCTGTTGGCACGTCGTGCTACAACGTGTGATTGCTGAACGTAACCGTAAGGGTTACTCTTGGATTGACGAGGTAGCAGCATAATGCACGATTGGCGTAAATGGTGTGAGATACTAGCTGATTGTCGTCAGTCTCTCACACCTTCGTCTTGGACAAAACAGGTCCAAGATATTTATGGAGAATGTAAACGATACAACCCTAAACTATCCTACAATATGTTCATCGAGGAGATAAATAAATGATCAGAATAACTCTGCAATGTAGTGCTTGTGACGGCTATGG